CTCCGAAGCCTGATCGGCGTTCTTCTGTTCAGAGGACGGTTCTTTGGACGGTTTGGGTCCAGGATCTGCGGGGACTGGCGCCAGATCCTGCGGGGTCACCGTGCTCGATCCTGCGGGGGGGTGCAGATTCTGCGGGGGTGCAGAATCTGCGGGGTGCAGATTCTGCACCCCCCGCCGTGACGAATCCGCAGGTCAATCCCCAGGGTGCAGAATCTGCACCCCCGGAAATCTCCAACATGTTTGTAGTACCTACAGGTAGTGAAGTGGCTGAGGTTAAAGACGTGCCGGCAAAGCCGGCACGGCGGCGAGAGGACCGGCCAGATGCCGACCGCCTGTGCGCCCACCTCGCCGAGCGCATCACGGCCAACGGGTCCAGGCCGCCAGTCATCACGCAGAAATGGCGCGACGCAGCGCGGCTATTGCTCGACAAGGACGGCATGACCGAGCAGCAGGTCCACGCCGCAATCGACTGGTGCCAGGACAGCGAATTCTGGCGCGCCAACATCCTCTCAATGCCCAAACTGCGCGAGAAATACGACCAGCTAAGGCAGCAGGCACGCCGCCAGCCGAAAAGGAATGACGGAGACCGCAAGCTCGGCATAATCGCCGGGTTCATGGAAAGGGCCGGGAATGAATAAGCGAGAGACCGGGAAGCTTATCGCCTACGTCATCGGCGCCTGCCCCCAGCAGCAGATAAACGAGCTAAACCCCGACGCATGGCATGACATCCTCGGCCACCTCGGATACGAGGAATGCCGGGAAGCCGCCCGCGCCGTCGCCGCACGGCAGGCATTCGTCGCGCCAAGCGAGATCATCGCCGAGATAGCCGACCGTCGCTGCGCGGAAATGCCCCAGTCGAACGCGTGCCGCGGCGGCGACTGCGGCGGCTGCCGCCGCTCCTGGTGCTCGCACTCCTGCCACCCGAAGGCCGTCGCCGCCATCGCAGGCCCGCAGCCAGCCGCGCCTCAGGCCGTCCAGCGGGGCGGCGCCGAGCCTGTCGCGCTCGGCGAGGCCATGCGGGCGATCACCCGGTCGCCATGACATCCCCGTTCGGCTGCTTCGCCTGCTCAGGCGCCGACCACTGGGAGCCGGCCTGCCCCGAGCTGCTCGCCCCGCCAGCAAAAGACCACAAAGAGCACATGGCCCGAATCGACAAGTACGTCGAATGGTGCAACGGCAACCTCCCTTTGCCTGGACGGATAACGCTGCACCAGAAGCAGAAATTGATTGAGGCCGAGAACAGCAAGTGGCGGAAAGCCACGGAAAGGAAAAGCGCGTGAACGCGTCATTGTCAACCCGAGAGGGAATCCGCAGCTTCCTCGGCGGCCGGAACCGCGCCGTCATCGACGCCGCCCAGTGGTTCGCCTACGACCACCTGCCGGCCGTAGCGGGCGCCGGCGGCGCCAGCCCGCGCGACATGTCCGCCAGCGTCGCCAGCCTCGCCTTCCAGGCGATCGACCTGCTCCCCGACTCGCCCGAGCTCACGCACGCGCTGCGGCGGCTCATCGAGGCCAAGGACTGCCTCGTCCGCGCCGCCATCGCCGCGCAGGACGGTGCCGAATGAAGATCCGCGTAATCAAGGTCGCCGACCAGGTATTCACCTACGACGGCCAGGACGAGGCCACCCTCCGCCAGGCGCTGCTGCACGAGCGGGGCGTCCCCGCCATCGTCTACGACATCACCGACCTGGACCGCTCCGACATGGACGGCGACGAGTACCTGACCGTCACCGAGGACGACGGCACGCCGGTGTGGTCCGGGTGGCTCGGCGGGGTCACCGGCCCGCCGCCGCTGGACCGTGACGCCCTGGCCGCGCTCGCCGCCGACTGGACGGAAGAGCTGGACGAGGGCACCGTCACCCAGGCCGAGCACGTCGAGCAGCTCGCGAGGAACGCGTGCGCCCGGCAGCTGCTCGCCGCGATCGGCCAGCCGTCGTGAGCGGCCAGCCCGCCACGCCAGGGCAGGCGGCGTACGAGGCGCACGCCGCCATGGTGGTGCCGCGCCCCTGGCGATGGGACCAGCTGGACGACAAGCTGCGTGCCGCATGGGAAGCCGCCGCGCAGGCCGCGATCGCCGTCGCCTCTGAGCCGGACGACTACGAGCCGGGGTCCGTCGTCATCGGCCCGGGCGAGCGGGTGATCGCGGACTTCCCCGTAGCGGACGCCGCCGAGCTGGTGCGCGTCACCGCCGAGCGCGATGCCCTGCTCGCCCGCCTCGGCCCCGCCAGCGAAGGCCGCGGCCTCACCGCGCAGGACGTCGTGCGCGGGCTGCTCGACGACGTGACGGAGGCGCGCGCGCAGCTGGCCGACGCCGCCGCCGAGAACGCCGAGCTGACCGCCCAGCTTGCCCTCGACATGGACAACTGGCCCAAGTGCCCGGACGACTGCGGCTGCCGCCTCGGCCTCGGCGACGCCGACCGGCAGGAATGCGGCTGCACCGGCCCGTGCACCATGGAGTGCCGCGAGAACGGCTACCCGGACGCCAAGTCGTACCGGGACCTGGCTGTCGAGCGGCTCACCGCCGAGCGGGACAAGGTCTACCGCGAGCGCGCCGCCCTCGTGGCGTTCCTCGCCGCCTGCTACCCGGCGGCCATCGGGATCGACCCCGTCGAACCCGGCTGGCCGGTCGCGTACGTCACCACGCCAGCGGGCCAGATGGCGTGGCACATCTCGCAGGATGACCTGGAGCTGTTCCCGCACGTCCCCCGCCAGCCGGAGACGGCGATCACCTGGGACGGCCACACGACCGAGGTCAAGTACGAGCGGCTGGCCGAGTTCACCCGCATGGCCGCCACGCTCCCGGCTGGCATCCCGCTGCGGCTGGCCAGGTGCCCGGAGCATCCCGGCGACGTTCACGCGCAACTCGGCAGCGCCGGGGAGTGGGCATGCCTGCGCGGACTGGCCGACGTCGCCGAGGCCAACGACGCCCTGACCGTCTGCCGGCGCAACAACGCCGCGATCGCCGCCCAGCTCGACCAGTACCGCGGCGAGCGGGACAAGCAGGCGGCTGACTGGGACCGGGCCAGCGTCACCTACCACGAGGGCCTGGCGCGCATCGCCAGCGAGCGGGACGGCCTGCGCGAGCTGGCCCTTGAGATCTTGTCCACCTACACCGGCGACACCGAACGTGGGCGGCTGAAGTCGCTGGCCAGCCCCGGCCAGCATGACCACTGGCGGCAGCGCGCCCGCGCCGGGCTGGACGCGCCCGATCGCGCCGAGGGCGGCGTCATGGACACCGCGCCATGACCGCCGCCACGCCCGAGCAGCAGCCCCTCGACACCTGGGCCATCATCGAGGCCATGGGCCACCGCACGCTAGCGGGCAAGCTCACCGAAACCACCATCGCAGGCCAGCCCATGCTCAGCGTCCTGCGCACCGACGGCCGCCAGCAGTACCTCCCACCCTCCAGCGTCTACATGATCACCCCGTGCACCCTCCAGGAAGCCACCGCCGTCGCGCGCCGCAACCTCTGGAACGGCCTGCCCGGCGGCATGCTCGCCATCGGGCCGCCCGACGACGACGGCGACCCCGACCCGTGGGCAGGCGACCCGCTCGCCGGCGACGACGAGGACCTGGACGAGCCGGAAGACGACGACGATGCCTGACATCTTCGCCGAGGTAGCCGCCGACTGGCGGCAGCGCGAGCACAGCGCCGCCGACGCCATGCGCCACCTCATGCACCCCCGCCACCACGGCGCGCCGCAGCCAGCCACGCAGCCACCAGCCCCGCACATAGCCCACAATGGAACCCAGGAGGCACCACTCATGTCACTCAACCTCGCCACCATCGAGGACCACGTCAAGGCCGCCGTCGCCGAATTCGAGAACCTCGACCGCGAAGCCCTCGCCGCCCTCGACCGCATCCAGGCCAACCCCGCCACCGCCGAGATCTTCACCATCGCCGCCCAGCTCACCCACCTCCCCCCCACCGACCTCGCCACCGGCGCGTCCGTCCTGCGCATGATCCTCGCCACCGCAGGCGGCCAGGCCCCCCAGCAGGCCGCAGCCGCCGGGCCGCAGATCGCCGGCCAGGCGTAAACGTCGGCCCACGAGGAACGTCTGCCATGGCCAGGCCCCGCAACGAGGAGCGCGCCGCGATCGCGCAGCGCCGCACCCGGGTCCTGGCCATGCGCATCGAAGAGCGCACCTACGCCGAGATCGCCGCCGCCCTCGGCATCAGCGAAGCCGTCGCCCAGCAGGACTACCGGCGGGCCGTCGACCAGTGCCGCGCCGACCTCGCCGCCACCGTCACCCAGGCCCGCACCCTCGAGCTGGCCCGCCTCGCCGCCATGGAGCGCGAGGTGTGGAAGGTGCTCCGCGCCAGGCACATCATCATCCAGCAGGGCCGCATCGTCCGCGATGACAGCGGCCAGCCGGTACCCGACGACGGCCCCGTCCTCGCCGCGGTGGACCGCCTCGAGCGCATCTCCGCCCGCCGTGCCCGCCTGCTAGGCCTGGATGCCCCTGTCAAGATCGAGGTCAGTGATGAGGTCGACGCCGAGATCGCCCGCCTCGCCGCCGAGCTTGCCGCCGGGGTGGGAGGCATGGAACCCGGCCGAGAAACTCAGGCTGCTGGAGACCCTGCGGCAGGCTAAGGCCGACCGCGTCCCCCGCGACCCCGCGGGCTGGGCTGGCGCCCACGGCATCTGGCTGTGGTCGCTGCAGCGGCAGATAGCCGGGTCCGTCCGGGAGAGCAAGCGCACCGTGGTCCGCAGCGCCGCGGGCATCGGCAAGTCGTTCCTGTCCGCCGTCATCGCCTGCTGGTGGGTCACCACGCACCCCGTGGACGAGGTCTACGTGTGGACGACGGCACCCGGCGGCGACCAGGTCGGCGGCATCCTGTGGGAGGAGATCCGCAAGCTCCACAAGCGCCTCGGGCTGCCCGGCAAGGTGGGCCTGGACAACAAGTGGCGCATCGGCGGGAAGCTGGTCGCGAGCGGCAGGAAGCCCGCCGACAAGGCCGACGGCGCCGACGAGGACCCGGACACCGGGCAGGGCTTCCACGCCCGCTACCTGCTCGTCATCCTCGACGACGCGGGCGGCCTGAACACGTGGCTGTGGGACGCGGCCGAGAACATCACCACAGGCGATGACTGCCGCATCCTCGGCACGGGCAACCCCGACCACGCGGGCTCGCGGTTCGCGCAGGTGTGCGACCACCCGCTGTGGGCGTCGTTCCGGGCGAGCCTGTTCGACTCCCCGAACTTCACCGGCGAGTGGATACCCGATGACCTGCGCCGCGTGCTGACCACGACGGCATGGGAGGAGGCCCGCCGGATCGACTGGGGCATAGATGACCGCCGGTACCAGTCCAAGGTGATGGCGAACTTCCCGAAGGACCACCCGAATCAGGTCATCCCCGCGGCGGCGCTGGCTGCGTGCTTCATCGGCGAGCCGCGGGCAGCGTCGGAGCTGGTGCCCGTGGTCCTGGGCGTCGACGTCGGCGGCGGCTCGGACCTCACCGTGGTGCGGGAGCGGCGCGGCATTCGCGCCGGGCGCCGGTGGTCGGTCCGCACGTCCGACCCGGAGAAGAACGCCGAGCTCGTCATGCAGGCGATCGCCGAGTCCGGCGCGGCGATGGTCAACGTCGACGGCAACGGCGTCGGCCACGGCCTCGTCGGCGACCTGCGCCGCTCCGTCCGCCGCGGCGACGCCGGCCGGGACGTGGCGGTCAACTCGGTGATGACCGGCGAGAAGTCGTCCGAGCCGCTGACGTACCTGAACCTGCGGGCGGAGATCTGGTGGAAGGTCGGCCGCGAGGCGACCCAGCGGGGCGAGTGGGACCTGTCGCGGGCGCCGGAGGGCGATCAGCTCCGCACTGAGCTGCTGCTGCCCCGCTGGGACCTGGACCCGCGGGGCAAGATCGTGATCGAGCCGAAGGACAAGATCAGGGAGCGCACCGGCGGCAAGTCCCCCGACGACGCCGACGCGCTGCTGCTGGCCTACTACGTGCCGAGGGACGCCCAGGGGTCGTACTGGGAGGCGCTGCAGGCCGGCAGGCTCAGGTGATGCTTAAACCTCTACCTGAGCTTTACACTTGGCGCGTGATCACCACCCGGCCCGCGTCAAGGGGAGCCATGTGACCAACGCCCGCGTTGCCCGCCGTGCCCGTTCCGCCGCCAGCGGCGAGGCCGCCGGGACGTTCCCCGCGCTCATCGCCCAGGCCGCCGCGCTGCTCGCCCGCGACGTGATGGAGGCGCTGCAGACGCAGCCCGTGTGCCTCGTCTGCGCGGCCAGGGCGTGGCGGGCGGCGAAGGCGTGGGAGGTCGCGGTGAAGAACGCCCAGGCCGCCGCCGAGCCGCCGCCGGGCAAGCCCGACATGACGACCGCCCAGTCGTTCACGGCCGGCGCGCGCGGGCCGGTGTGCTGGCCGTGCTTCGACCCGGACAAGGACGGCCCGTTCGACATGGCCGACTACCTGCCGCCAGCGACTGACTGATGGCCAGGCGGTCGGCGCAGCGGAACCGGGTCGCACGGCAGCCCGCCAAGCGGCCTCCGGCCAACCCCGGCGGCGTCACCCTGTCCGGCGACCAGCTGACCGCCGTCCTCGCCGCCGCCCAGCAGTCCGCCCAGCTCGCCACCCCGCTCCCCAGGCCGCCGCAGTGGGCCAGCGACCCGTTCGGCCCCGGCACCCCCCTGCGGCCAGCGCCGATCAACCAGCGCAACCCGCGCACCGGCCGGGCCGAGCCGCGACTGTTCGAGCTGCCCATCAGCACGAACCTCAACGTCAACACGGCGCCGTTCGTGCCGTGGAAGACCCTCAGTGACGCCGCGGACATGCCGCTGTTCCGCAAGTGCATCGAACGCCGCAAGTCCGTCTGCGACCTCGACTTCGTCATCTCCGTCGACCCCAAGGCCGTCGCCCGCGAGGCGGCCCTGTCCGGCCAGCACGAGAAGGACGTCGAGGCGGCCCTGCGGGAGAAGTACACCGCGGACATCGCCCGGTGCACCGACTGGCTGCAGGAGCCGGACCGCAAGAACGGCTACGACTGGGGCGCGTGGACCCGGCAGCTGATGGAGAACCGCCTCGTCTACGACGCCACCGTCGTCTACCCCAAGTTCACCTTCGGCGGCGACGTGTTCGCGTTCGAGGTCATCGACGGCTCCACGATCAAGCCGCTGCTGGACGAGCAGGGCGGCCGGCCACTGCCACCCGCGCCGTTCGCCCAGCAGGTCCTGTACGGCTTCCCCCGCGGGGAGTTCGTCGCCGACACCGTCGACGTCGGCGGCGTCAGCATGGTGCCCGGCGGGATGACGACCGACCAGCTGCTGTACGAGCGGACCGTGATCCGCCCCAAGACCCCCTACGGCATGTCGGCGACGGAGATCGCGCTGCTCGACGGGATCCTGTGGATGCGCCGCATGGGCTGGCTGCTGAGCGAGTACACCGAGGGCGTCACCGGGTCGCTGCTCGAGGTCGCCGCCGAGGTCGACTGGGACGTTGCCCAGTGGGAGGACTACGCCGTCGCCCTGAATGACAAGCTGCGGGGCGACACGGCGGCCAGGCTGGCGTACTCGCTGCTGCCGCCGGGGACCAAGGCGGTACTGCCGCAGGAGGTCGCCGAGCGGTACAAGCCCGAGATGGACCTGTTCCTGGTGAAGCTGATCGCCGGGGACTTCGGCCTGCCCGCCTCCGAGGTGGGGTTCACCGAGGCCGGGGCGCTCGGCGCGTCGTTCCACGAGGGCGAGGAGGACATCCTCAACCGGCAGACCCGCCGGCCTGACGCTGACTGGCTGGGGCGGATCGCCACCCGGCTCATGGTCCGCCACAACGGGATGCCGCCGGTGCTGGCCGTGCAGGTCCTCGGCCTGGAGTCCGAGGATGAGGCGGCGGCGGACGCGGTCGCCGATCAGCGGGTGCGTGGCGGCCGGATGACGCTGAACCAGGACAACGCCCGGCGTGGCGAGCCTCCCTATGATTTCGAGGAAGCCGACATGCCGATGCTGATCACGGGGCGCGGCGTGGTGTTCCTCGAGGGGGCGTCCAAGCAGGGGCCGCCGGGGACGCTGATCGGCCCCGCGCAGGCGCCGCCCGCCGGGCCGCCGCAGGAGCCAGGCGAGGACGGCAGCGAGGACGACGAGGGCCAGGACGACGAGCAGGAGCCGCCCGCGCAAAAGGCACTGTCGCCCGAAAAGGCTGCCGAGTCGAGGGCACTGAAGTCGTGGCTGAAGAAAAGGGGCTGGCAGAGGGGCGGCCGGTTCGTATGCAGGGAGCTGACGGCCGACGACGTGCCCGACCTGGTCGGGACTCAGCTGGTGGCCTTCGCCAAGGCGGATGATGCCGGCCCAAAAGCGCTAAGCGGGACTGGCCCGGCTGGCAGAGGGACCGGGAGCTAGTGGCCGCCTACGCGCCCCTGGTGCAGGCGGCGGTAGCCGGGGCGGTCGACGCGGGCAAGCTGGCTGAGGCGTGGCAGGCGCTGCACCCGAAGGACGTCTCCAAGGCGATCCCCGCGGCGCTGTCGGCGTTCCTGGGCCGCGCCCGGCAGGCCATCAGCGACGCCCTGCGCAACGTGCTGGTCAGGCTGTGGACTGAGGCGTGGGTGCTCGGCAACCGTGCCGCCCTGGCCGCCGTCGACGGCCTGGACCCGGACTGGGGAAGCTGGACGCCGGGTGACTACGCGGCGGCCGAGGCGATCGCGGGGCCGGGGCTGCGGCAGCTGCTGGCCGAGGCCGGGATCCGCATCAAGAGCATCGCCGAGTCCCGCCTCGAGGAGCTGTCGGCCGTGCTGGAGGCGACGCTGCGCTCCGATGCGATCAGGCGGACGCCGGGCACTGAGCCGCTGCCGCCGTTCCTGTCGGTGCAGGACCTCGCCAAGCGCCTCGAGACGGTGCTGGACAACCCCAAGAACGCCGAGCTGGTCGCCCAGGCGGAGATCGCCCGCGCCCAGGCGACCGCGGCCAGGCAGGTGTACCTCGAGACCGGGCGCAGCGAGGTGGAGATCTCGACGGCCGAGGACGACAAGGTGTGCCCGGTCTGCGCGGCTGCGGCCGAGCTGGGCGCGCACCCGGTTGGGGAGCCGCCGCTGGTGCCGCTGCACCCGCGGTGCCGGTGCGCTGAGCTGCCCGTGCTGGAGCCGGCATGATCTGGCACTGGCTGAACACGGAGCTGTGGGCGCCGATGTGGCCCAACAGGCTCTCGCCGTCGCTGATCACGCTCGCCGGGGTCGTCATCAGCCACGTCAAGGCCGCCAGGCAGCGGG